CAATGATGTGGATGTGTACGTGGACGGAAAACGGACTGAAACCTACCAATGTGAATTTGTATCGGATTTCATGCAGCTGCAGCACGAGACCCAACAGATGGCAGCCGCCTTATAAACAGCAATGAAATGGAGTATTATGGAAAGATATTGTGCATATCATACAAGGATTTGACCTACGATGACCGCCCGGTGATTCGGGAAGACGGAAAGGCCGACTACAGCAAGAGCCGTGCGCTGCGAGGACATCATCCCTCCATGCTTTCCATGGAAGAACTTGCTCCCATCATGTCGGTACCCAATTACAAGAAGCTGGCGGCCAGGAAAGAAATCAACGTAGTGCGACAAGGCAAGGGGCTTGGAAGTTATGCACTGATAGAGATTGCCACCATGCCCCTGCGATTTCAGGAACGGATAAAATTAAAATACGGAGAAATGAAAGAAGATATTTTGAGAAACTGGTTTATCGGTCATTACCACATCGATGCGAAAGCCCGGGAATTCTACACCCGGTTCCGCTTTGACAACGGTGATGCCCTTCCTCCGGAACACATCCAGGAATATACGGTGAACGCTTCGGTCATTGAAGCCGTGCTTCGTGCGATGGACGATGCCACCTTTATGCGCAAGGCCATGAAGGCCGGTCCGGTGAACTGGGGCGAGCTGGCAGGAGCCATCAGCTACTATCAGGCAGAGTTCGGGCATACCCTGCCCGTGAGTTCCAACCGCTTCAAGAAGCGTGTGAATGATTTTAAGGCCAACGGCTATGAAAGCCTTATCAGCCGCAAGTTCATGAACCAGAACCGCCGGAAAGTGACCTACGACATTGAACGCCTGCTGCTGAGCATCGATGGCCAACCGGAGCAGCCCTTCAACACTACGGTGTGGGAGCAGTACAATATGTTCGTACAAGGTGATTTGGACCTGTATGACCCCGAGACCGGCGAGGTATTGAACCCAGCAGACTTTACCGACAAGGATGGAAATCCGCTGGTGTTAAGTCCGGCCACGGTAGCCAACTACCTTAACAACCCCAAAAACAAGGCCCTTAGAGCCAAGCTTCACATGAGCCAATGGGATTTCAACAACGCCTACCGCCCCTACCATCTGCGCAGCATCGGTGAGTTCTCATTGAGCAAGGTGAGCCTTGATGACCGCGACCTGCCTCGCCCGATGAAGGATGGCAACCGTGTGAAAGCCTATTATGCCTACGATGTGGTGAGCGGCGCTGTGGTAGGATATGCCTACAACCGGTACAAGACTACCGAGTTGTTTTTGGACTGCATGCGAAACATGTTCCAGACCCTGGACCGGAACGGCATGTATATCCCCGCCGAGCTGGAAGTGGAACACCACCTGGTAAGTGACTTTGCCGACGGCTTGATGCAAGCCGGTACCGTCTTCCCCTTGATACGCTGGTGTAACCCCGGGAACTCGCGTGAAAAACGTGCCGAACACAAGAACCGCGAAAAGAAGTACGGCGTGGAGAAACGCACGCAGGTAGGTATCGGTCGCTGGTGGGCCAAGCTGGAAGCCAACCGCCCGAAGGAAGAGAAGGTGTATGACGAAAAGAACAACACCTACAAGGTGAAGGCCTACAGCTATGAAGAACTGGTAGCCGATGATATACGCGCCATCCAAACCTTCAACGCGCAGCCTCACCCCAACCAAAAGCGCTATCCGGGCATGAGCCGATGGGATGTGCTTTGCGCCCATCAGAACCCGAACCTTGCACCTTGGGACAAGGCCGTTCTTTACCGGTTCATCGGGCAGCATACCGAAACAACCATCCGGCAGAACACCTACTGCACGGTGATGTACAACCAATACGGACTGCCCAGCCCGGAAATCATCGAAAAGTTGGAGCCGAGGAACTACAAGGTAGATGCCTATTATCTGCCCGATGCCGATGGAACCATCAACGAGGTATATATCTACCAGAACGGACGATATATCGCCACCTGCAAGCCCGTAGCCCGTTACAATGAGAATACAGCCGAGCAGACCGAGTACGACAAGGCAGCCTATACCGAACAGTCCAAGTATGTAGCTCAATTCGACAAGATGATGAAGGACGGCAAGATCAAGCGTGTGGGCATCCTTGCCAAAGAGGAAGCAAAGCTGATAACAGAGGTACAGGCGGAAGCCGTTCCCCTTCCTACCCAAGCCGAGGAAGAAGATTACTCAGCCTATATGGACATCAGTGCCTTTGAGCATGATGCAGTAGCCAAGATATAATTAACGACGTTAGAACGAATTTAAAACAGCATTCAAATGGAAATAACAAATGAAGTAAAGCAACGTATTGTGGCAGCGATAGCCGCCGACCGTGAAAATTATCCCAGTGACAACCGTCATGCTACGGCACTGGGCATAGCCCCCAGTGTGTACAATACCATTAAGCGGGGCAATTATGAAAAGCAGGTCAGTGATGCCAACTGGGTAGGCATAGCCCGAAGACTGGGCGTGCAACTGCGTACAGAAATGCCTTGGCTGGCAGCACAGACCCCGACCTATGTGTTTGTGAGCAAGCAGCTGGAAGTGTGCCAGGGCAGCGGACTGAGCGCCATCCTGTGCGATATGCCCAATATCGGCAAGACCTTTACCGCGAAGGCATACGTGAAACAGCACAAGCACGCCGTATATGTGGACTGCAGCCAGGTAAAGACCAAGTTGAAGCTGATACGCTACATTGCCAAGGAATTCGGCGTGACCAGCAACGGACGCTACAGCGACGTGTATGAAGACTTGGTAGCCTACCTCCGCACGATTGATACGCCTCTGGTTATTCTGGACGAAGCCGGCGACCTGCAGTATGAAGCCTTCCTGGAGCTGAAGGCACTTTGGAACGCTACGGAACGTTGCTGTGCGTGGTATATGATGGGTGCCGACGGGCTGAAGGAAAAGATTAACCGCGCCATCGAAGGCAAGAAGGTTGGCTATACCGAAATGTTGAGCCGCTACGGTGACTCCTACAGCAAGGTGACCCCGGATGATGCGCAGGAACGCGAAAAGTTTCTGAAGGCACAGGCTGCCATTGTAGCCAAAATCAATGCCCCGGACGGTGCCGACATTGCCAAGATTGTTCACAGCACCGGAGGCGGCTTGCGGCGCGTATATACCGAAATCGAAAAATTAAGGAGGATGCAAGCATGAAACTGAAGAGAGCGTACAGCCCCGGTGAGGTGCTGAATATGAAGATACCCCGGTATGAATTTACCGGGGCTTGGCAAGCCTCGATAGGCAACCCTGCCAAGAGCGGCGTTTGGATTATTTGGGGAGCCAGCGGAAACGGAAAGAGCAGCTTTGTGATGCAGCTGGCCAAGTACCTGTGTGGCTTTGGACGCGTGATTTATGACAGTTTGGAGGAAAGCACCGGCCTTTCGTTCCAGATGAGTCTGAAACGGCATAAGATGGATGAAGTGAAAAAGAAGCTGATTATCCTTGACCGGGAGTCGATGGACCAGCTGGAGGAACGCCTGCAGCGCCGGGGCAGTCCCGGCATCGTGATTATCGACAGCTTCCAATACAGCGGCTTGAACTACAAGACCTACAAGGAGTTTAAGGAGCGCCACCCCAAGAAACTGTTTATCTTCATCAGCCATGCTGAAGGGGCACATCCGGCAGGTAGAAGCGCCCGCAAGGTGGAATATGATGCCGATGTGAAAATCATGGTAAGCTGTTTCAAAGCCTGGTGCAAAAGCCGCTTTATGGAAAAGCCCGGTGAACCCTACGTGATATGGGAAGAAGGTGCTGCCAAAACATTGAAGGACGATAATATGGAGGATTATTTGAATGATGGAATGGGAGAATAAGCTGTACCAGATACTCCTGAAAGGACAGGAGGCGGAGGCCGTGGTGGACGATTGGGTAGAGCGTAACATACAAAGCGACCTCCGTCTGCGTAGGGCCAAGACAAAGGGACACGTAGTGATAGAAACCAGGGATGTGATGTTTGCCCGGAATATCCAGGTATGGCATCCGTCCTGCCAAATAAACATTAAAGATTTGAAGTGATGGAAAAGAAAGAAGAAAAGAAAGTGTGCTGCATCTGCGGCAAAGAGTATGAGGGCTACGGATACAATCCGTTCCCGGTGAAAGAAGAAGGCTGCTGCTGCCAATCGTGCAACTACAGTGTGGTGGTTCCGGAACGGTGGGAACGACACAAGGCTTTTCAACGTGGTGAAGCGACCGGTGCCGGAAAAGTGTACATCAGCGGAGCCATCGCGCACTATGATATGAATGAGCGCAAGGAAGCCTTCAGTCGTGCCGAGGAGAAACTGATGGCACAAGGCTATGATCCTGTAAACCCTTTCAAGAACGGATTGCCGGATGAAGCTCATTGGAGAGCCCACATGCGGGCTGACATTGCCCTGTTGCTGGCTTGTGACTATATCTATATGCTGAAGGACTGGGAGCTGAGCAAGGGAGCCAAACTGGAACTTGACGTGGCCAGTTCGTGTGGTATTAAAGTATTGTTTGAATAACCTTTAAGTTTTTGAATTATGGCAAAAGAAATTACGGTACTTGTAAAGTTTAGAGGAACAGTTCCTGAAGATGTAAGCATTGCTGACATAGAGGAACAAATAGATTGCAGCCTTGAAAACAGCCTTCGTTTGAATTTCTCGGATTCCAAAGAAGAAGATGATGATTTGAGAGAACCGTGGATAGAGCGTGAGGATATGTATATTACGGAAAAGGGATTTCAATTATTAATTGGCTAATACAATCAAGATGGCACAGGAAGTAACCAATTTCGCCCGGTTCTACGCATTGTTCAACAAGCTGCCCTGTACAGGAGACCGGAAAGGGCTAAAGAAGCAAATCGTTCTGCAGTACACGTGGGACCGTACGGAAAGCCTCCGTGAAATGACATCCAAGGAATATGAAGCCTGCTGCTGTGCCTTGGAGAAACTGACCGGGCAGGATGAATGGCGACAGAAACTTCGCGAGGAACTGCGACGGAAACGCAGCGTATGTCTGAAGCTGATGCAACAGTTGGGTATAGACACCACCGACTGGAACCGGGTGAACGAATTCTGCAACAACCCACGGATAGCCGGCAAGCCCTTTGTTCAGATTAGTACAGCGGAACTGGAACAACTGGCTATCAAGCTTCGGGCTATCCAACGAAAAGGAGGTTTAACCGATAAATAAGACAAATATGGATAAAAAAGCACATGAAGCGCTTGAGCGCATAAGAAAAGACGTGACCCTTACGACATCCGATCTGGAGAACCAGGATGCAGCGGAGTTTTTCAGCGAACTGGCCGACTGGGCGTATGCCAATGGGGAGGCCATGCTGATAGATGATGAACCTGAAAAGCAGGATGGTGAGGAAGAATAAAAAACAAGTGATAAACATTCAAAATGATTTAAACATGGAAAAGAACAACCAAAGTGTGGACATCAAGTCCCTGAGTAAAGAACAGCGAGCAGCCCTTATGGCCCAGCTGCAGCAAGAAGAGAAAGAAGACCGCATTGCCCGTCGTGAAACTTACGAGGCATTACGCGGTGAGTTTATGCAAGACGTGAAGTCGAAAGTTACCTCACTGGTTGAGGATGTCAAAGGCTTTCGCGGATGGTTGGAAAAAGAAGCCGATGCCTTTACCAAGGTGATGAAGGAATACGGTCAGGTGAAAAGCGACGAACAGCGTAGCTACACCATTACGGACGGTGACTTCCGGCTGGAGGTGAAGAGCAACAAGGTGAAAGGCTTCGATGAACGAGCCGACATGGCTGCCGACCGTCTGATTGACTACTTGAAACGCTACATGCAGAACAGCGAGAAAGGTTCTGATGATCCGATGTATCAGATGGCCATGACCCTGCTGGAGCGCAACAAGATGGGCGACCTGGACTACAAGAGCATTTCAAAGCTTTACGAACTGGAAGACAAGTTCGATGAAGAGTACGCAGACATCATGCGCCTGTTCAAGGAAGCCAATGTGGTGCAGCGCAAT